ACGGTGGACACGACAAGCCTGTCGCCTGAAGACGCCTATCGCGTCATCACCGACAAGATGGAGGGCGAATGAGAGAGCTAGAGATTCTTGCAGCGCAAGTGGGCTACAGGGTTCAAGACTGCGTACAAATCGAGGGCGTGTGGACGGTGATCCTTGATGACGAGGACGGCGAGATCACCGCAACTGGCGAGACGGCTCAGGAGGCCATTGAGAAGATGGTCGCTCGGCTGGTCTCAACGCTCAACGGCGTCGGTCACTGACGTGTGGGATGCAGTCGGTCTTGTGATCGCAGGACTGCAACTCTTCTTTGCCATCATCGTCGCAATGACCCTGCCGGTGGCGGCTAAGCGTGGCGGCGCGGCAGCGGGTACCATCTTCATCATCTTGGCGTTCGCCACGATCATCTGGATCACAAGGAGCGTGCTATGGCAGGGGTGAAGGCGCAGCGAGGCGGACCTCGCAAGGAGCCTGTGTTCGCAGCGACGAGCTGCGGCGCGTGCAGCGGTGACCTGAATACGCTCAAAGAGTCGTGGCGAGTCAAGGTGATCACCTTCGTCGCCAACAAGCGCAGCAGCCGCTTCGCCTGGTATCACCGAGCCTGCGTGAAATGACCCGCATCGAGCGAGCCGCTCCATTCCTTGACGACAAGGTGATTGCGGTTCAAGACGGCGCCGATGCGTGGTGCGAGGAGCCTGGCTTCTCTGGCCGCGTCTGGTGCAACCTCTCAATGCGCTACGCCGATGCCATCGCTCCAGAGGGCTGGTTCTTCTTGTACGAAGGCATCGGCAACCGCAAGACCAACGCCGACCTGATCAAGCACGGCGTGATGGAGATTGACGTCGCACGCTTCACGCTGAGCGACGGCGGCTCGGCGGTCTTGGCGAGGCTGATCTGATGGGCTACTTCAAGGACGAAGCGACCAAGAAGATGATTGACCCTGCCAAGAGCCGCAAGGGGAAGAACAGCCGCGCTCGTGGCAACGCATTCGAGCGCGAGGTTGCCAAGCGCCTGCTCGGTCAGCGCGTCGGTCAGTTTGGTGGCAAGCAAGACGTTGCGAACGATTGGCTCGCCGTGCAGTGCAAGGTGGGCGGCAGCTTCAGCGAGCGCCAGTGGGACTGGTTGCAGACCGTGCCGGTCAAGAGCGACCAGTTGCGTGGCTTGGTGATTGGCGACAGCCCTGGCGTTGGCGGCGGTCGCCGTCGCGCCGTCATCATCCTTGACCTTGACGACTTCTGCGATTGGTTCGTTGCAGCGGAGCCGCCTGAGTGATCAGGAGTCGGAGCGTCTGGCTTTCGGCGATCACACTGACAATCACCGCTGCCGTCATCTTCGCCTTCCCAAGCGCGCCAGAGGCACCGCTGCGGGATTCCTTCAAGCCAGAGCCAACGCAGGTCGTTGAGTCAGCTGCGCCGGTGGAGTCCGTGAAGGGCAAGGCGACGTGGTACGACGCGACCAAGAACAACGCCTGGTACACGCAGGGCGACAAGCCGACGCTCTTCTACGCAGCGGCTGGTCCAGCCCTTCGCAAGATCAAGAACTTCCGATGGGGCAAGAAGCCGTACCGAATCATTGTGGAGAACCTAAAGAACGGCAAGGCAATTGTGGCGTGGGTGGTGGACTGGTGCCAATGCAGAGGACAGAAAAACAACGAGAAACTGGTGGACCTAAGCCCTGCCGCGTTCACTGCGCTGGGCGTTGACTTGAACATTGGAGTGCAAAGGGTTAGAGTCACAGTCCTGCCGTAGCAGGAGAGGGAGGGCAAGTGTTCACTGTTCGCAGCATCCGTGGCGACTGGATGAGAATTGTCGCCAAGCACGCCTTCCCGCACAAATCCACGCGCGGCCGCATTGAGGCACTCGCCGAGGCGCTGAAGATCAGCCGCCGCAGCTGCTACGCCTACGTCGCTGAAGAGCGCCGCGTCCCAGAGGACGTTGAGCAGCGATTCATCAACCTGTTCGGCGAGGTGGCAGAGGACGGCTGGCGCACCGTGGACCTGTATCGCATCCGAACGGTGCAAGAGAATAAAGCCAAGAAGACGCCGCGACCGGCGATCAGCCGCGAGAAGACAGTCGAGGGAAGGCTGACGTGGATTGACCAAGCAATGCGGAGCAGCAGCATCCTGAGCCAAGACCTGCTGGGACACGTTCTCGGCTGGGAGCGCAACAACATCACCTACGGACAGATCGCAATGGTTGAGGACGGACTGGACGAGCAAGAGGCACGCGCCAAGCATCCGAACAACTTTGACGTGAAGGCGATGGCTGATGACGTGGTGGCAGTCTGCAAGGCGTGCGGTCTGATCGGCGCCATTGACGCGCAGATCAAAGAGGTGAACGGAATGGTTTTTCGCGTGACGTGCCGCACCAACTCCTACAAGATCAGCGAGTGAGCCTCGGCGACTTTGACCGAGAGTTCAGGAGCAAGTTGGGCGAGGATCGCCGCTGGCCAGCCTTCAAGGTGATCGCCTACTACCTGCTCGCCAAGCAAGAGCCAGTCCACATCGCAGAGACTGGCTGCGCTCGTCAGGCGGATAACTGGAACGGCGATGGGCAAAGCACGCAGGTGTGGAACTGGATCATCGAGCGCACCGGCGGCAGCCTGATCTCCTTTGACATCAACCCAGGCGCCGTGGCATACGCCAAGAGCGTCGCGCCACTTGCAGACGTGCAGTGCATTGACTCCGTGCAAGGGCTGCGGCAGCTTCAGAACCCTGAGCAGTTGGACTTCCTGTATCTGGATTCGTATGACGTGACCCCAGGCATTGAGTCGCCAACCCATCACCTCGCCGAACTGACCAGCATCTACCCACGGCTGGCGTCTGGTTGCCTCATTGCTGTGGATGACTGCAAGATCAACGGCAACGGCAAAGACCGCTTCGTGAAGGCGTGGCTGAGCAGCCTCGGCGTTGAGCCGATTCAAGACTCCTATGTGACCGTGTGGCGCAAGCCGTAAGATAGGCGGACGCCGCGCTTGCGCGGCTCAAGCCTGCCGGTGGAGTCCTCCCATCGGCAGGCGACCAACTTGAGGACTGGAGGACACGTGGCAGCCAAGCAACCAATGCCAGACAAGTACGACGCGCTGGAAGGCTACGTCGCTGAGTTGCAGGTTGCGATGAACGTCTCCTACTGGAAGATCACCGTGGCTCGTGATGCGTCAGACGTAGAGGCGTGGGCTGACATCAACCCGCACGCACAAGCGGAGACTGCCGAACTGCGCGTCAGCCACGACTTCTGGAAGCAGACGCCAGAACTCCAGCGCGAGGTGCTGACCCACGAGATGCTTCACGTCGTGACGGCCCGACTCGATCAGACCGTTGAGGCAATGGAGGAAGCCTTCGGCAAGGTTGCGTGGGCGATCTATGAACCGCTCTACGAGGATGCGACTGAGCGCGTGGTGGATCACTTGGCGAAGGTCATCGCTCCATCGCTGCCGCTGCCTGAGTTCCCGAAGGCGTGACCTTCCAGCGACCCTGCTTGGACTGCGGCGTGCTGACGATGGTCGGCAACCGATGCCAGACGCATCGAGCTGCGGCGCAGAGCCGGTGGAAGGAAGGCAGACCCAACCCATACCTTGACCCAGCGTGGAAGAAACTCAGCAGCCAGATCAGGAGCAAGCGCGGCTGGTGTGAGGTGTGCGGCACAACCCGCGACCTGACGGTGGACCACCTTGACCCGATCAGCAAGGGCGGTCCGCTACTAGCGCCAGAGCACAGGCTTCGGGTACTATGCAGAACGTGCCACGGTCGCTTGACCAAGCACAAGTAGGAGCAGAGGAGAGGACAATGAGCCGCATCGCGTGGTACTCCAACGCCTGCCACATCCCTTCGGGCTATGGGATGCAGACCGCGCAGGTCGTTCACCAAATGGTCGCAGACGGACACGAGGTTGCAATCAGCGCGAACCACGGCGCTGCCGTGATGATGAACTGCGCGCACGGTCATCCGATCTTCCCTGAAGGCTTGATCCGCTACTCGCTTGACGCAGCGCCTGAGAACATCAGAGCGTGGGTCGGCGACCAGCCAGGCTTCGGCGTGATCCTCTTTGACCTCTGGCCGCTGAACGGCATTGAGGCATTCAAGGAGTTGAACCTCGCCTGCTGGACACCCATTGACCACGACCCAGTGCCACCTGGCGTTGCCAAGTTCGCATTGGAAGGGAAGCATCACGTCATCGCAATGAGTCGCTTCGGTGAGGACAGACTCCTGAAGGCTGGCATCCCGCGAGCCGAACTGACCTACATTCCGCACGCCATTGACCGAACGATCTTCACCGACCGAGGCAAGGGCGCACGAGAGGCAATGGGAATCCCAGAGGACGCCTTCCTCGTCGTGACCAACGCAGCCAACCGTGGGCGCATCCCAGTCCGCAAGGCGTTCGGTGAGATGGCTGACGCAATGGCAACCTTTATGCGCGACCGACCTGACGTCTATTGGATGATTCACACGGAGCCGAACGGACACAGCGAAGGCGTGAACATCCCGCGCTTGATCGGCGCAGTTGGGATTGACCCGCAGCGTGTGCGTTATCCACACCCAGTCCACTTCCGCAACGGCATCCCGCAGGACTCCATCGCGCAGATGTATTCAGCCGCTGACGTGCAGCTGCTCACCTCGATGGGAGAAGGCTTCGGCATCCCTGCGGTGGAGAGCCAAGCCTGCGGCACACCGGTGATCGTCTCTGACTTCAGCGCGCAGGCTGAGTTGATCGGGCCGCACAGCAAGACCGTGCCAGTCCAGCGCGTGTGGGACGAGTATCAAGTCTCCTTCTTCGGAATCCCTAACGTGCCTGCTATTGCCACTGCGCTGCAAGAAGTCTACGAAGAGACGAAGGGTGGGCGGGTAGACAGGGGGGCGGTCTCCGCTGCGATGGAACGCTACGACCAGGCGAAGGTCTATCAGCAGGACTGGAAGCCGCTCATCGAGTTGATGACTGCGCGCAAGCGCCGACCGGCTGACCAGCCGAACCGCGCACAGCGCAGGGCTAAGAAGGGCAAGTAGCAATGGCGTATCCGTACCCGCTGGCTCCAACTCTATGCAGAGGATGTGGACAGGAGTTCACGCCGACCGATCCTCGGCAGACTGACTGCAAGAAAGGCTGCGGCAGGATGAAACGTGAGCCGCAGACCAACGAGTGGCTGCTTGCAAACAAGCCGCATTTACCAACCGAGCCGTGCCTGAACTGCGGCAAGCCAGTCGTTCAGTACCGCACGCGAAGGCACGATGGCGAGTTGCGGTATTGCGGAACAAAGTGCCGACCAATAACTTCAGCGCAAGATCCGATTCTAATGGTGCGCAATCGCGCAGCGTGGCCTCCGCTAGTGACCAGCGGTGCGGCTATGGCAGTCCGTAGAGGATGCCTTGATTGCGGGACTAACTTGAAACAAGGAAGATGCAAGCGTCACGGAGACAAGCGCGAACTACTCCTGAAGCAGCTAAGAACAAGAATCAAGTGGCTCTTGCCTCGCGCGTGCCTCAACTGCAACAGGGAGTTCAATCGCTTTGATCAAGGTGGTGTGTGTGATGCTTGCCACGCGAAGGTGAGATCAGCAACAAAGGCAACGCGCAGGGCAAGGATCGCGGGTGCGCTAAGGAGAGATGAAGGCATTTGCCATCAGGAGCTGCACAGGATCTTCAACGGCACCTGCCAGCTCTGCAACAATAAGACCCAGCCGCCTGAGGTGTGGGTTGGTTGGGATGGGAAGACCGCGCTGCCCTATGCGCCAACCGTAGACCACATCATCCCGCTTGCTAAGGCTGGCACTCACACCTGGGACAATGTTCAACTTGCTCACGCGCTCTGCAACTCTTTCAAGAACGCCTCGTGACCAGCCCCCTTTTGAATCTAGATGTTGATCGTGGGCGTCTATCCAGCGCCGAGTGCTGCGCAGGCGCAGGCAGGTTAGGCTAGGGGGGCTTTATGTCAGGACCACCCAAGACTCCAAACGAAATCAAAGCCAAGCGCGGCACGTTGAAGCCGAGTCGGGCCGTCGTTGTGCAGCTCACAAATAGTCTTCCGCGTGCGTCCGAACTGGGCGTTCCTGACGGTTTGGGACCGATCGCAACCGAGGCTTGGCACCGCATCGTGGAATACGCAGGCGCCTGGATCGCGGTCAGCGACCGAGACGCGCTGACGATGCTGGTCAAGGACATCGAGTTCCTTGCAGGTCTGGAGGCTCGCCTCTCAACCGATGGTCCAGTCCTCTACACGGACAAGGGCTATGCTTACGCTCACCCAGCGGCGGGGATGAGGACAAGCGCAGAGGAGAGTATTCGCAAGTGGATGAATCACCTCGGACTGACTCCAGCCGACCGAGCCAAGCTAGGGATCGCAATGGTGGAGAGTCAAAGCAAGATCGACAAGTACCGCGATCGGATGCAACAGAAGGCTGGCCACCGCGCTGGCTGACCCCTGTCGCACCGGCTGACCTCAGCCGCAGCCTGGGCGACATCGTTGCCGACTTCGCCGAGGACCTCGTACCCATCGCCAAAGACTCAATCGCTGGCGCCTCTGGCGAGCCGCTCCAGTTCAGGGTCTGGCAGAGACGCTTGCTTCGCAGGATGCTCGCACGCAAGGAAGACCAGACCTTCACGCACCGCTTCTTCCTGACTGGCATCGCGCGCAAGAACGGCAAGACTGCGCTCGCCTCTACCCTCCCACTCTTCTTCGGACTCTATGGCGACCGAGGCGGGGAAATCTACTCAGCCGCAGCCGACCGCGATCAGGCGAAGCTCGTGATGAGCCACGCACGCCGAGCCGTTGAGATGAGTCCAGAACTGGGCGCCCAGATCAAGGTCTACCGCGACGCGATGGAGTTCAAGGGAACTGGAACGATCTACAAGGCGTTGTCTTCGGAGGCTTTCACGAAGGAAGGCTTGAGCGCCTCGCTGGTCATCGCCGACGAGTTGGCGGCGTGGCCGTCTCGTGAACTCTTTGACGTCCTCTCGCTCTCAATGGGCGCACGACGCTCGCCGCTCTTCGTGGCGATCACGACCGCAGGACCGCGCACTGACTCCACCGGCTCGGACTCCATCGCCTACACGCTCTACCAGTTGGCGCGGCGTCGCATCTCTGGAGAGAACGACGACCCGACGCTTGGGATGGCGTGGTGGGAAGCCGCTGACGACGCCTACCTTGACGAGACGAAGTGGAGCGAGGCGAACCCTGGTCTGCTCAGCGAGCCTGCGATCCTGTCGCTTGATGACCTGCTCTCAGCCAAGAAGCGCACGCCAGAGGCAGAGTTTAGGACGAAGCGCCTCAACCAATGGGTGAGCAGTGCGACCGCGTTCCTGCCGACTGGCACGTGGGACGCCTGCAAGGATGACCAGATCGCGCTCAACAAGGAGGACGAGATTGTGCTCGGCTTTGACGGCTCGTTCAGCAACGACTCCACAGCCATCGTCGCGTGCCGCGTGGCAGACAAGGCATTCTTCGTCCTCGGACACTGGGAGCGACCGCTAGACGCCGAACTCGCCTGGCGAGTGCCGGTGGAAGAGGTGGAAGCCAAGATGCTCGACATCTGCAAAATGCACAACGTCCGAGAGATCGTCTGCGACCCCTTCAGGTGGCAGCGGTCAATGGAGGCGTGGCAACAGATGGGCTTGCCTGTGGTCGAGTTCCCTCAGACGCCTTCGCGGATGGTGCCAGCCACAGCTGCGTTCTACGATGCCGTCGTCAACGGCAGAGTGAAGCACGACGGCGATCCGAGTCTGGCACGACACGCAGGCAATGCCACGCCGTACTATTCACGCAACGGCTTGATGGTGAAGAAAGAATCCAAGACCAGCCTGAAGCGCATTGACCTTCTGGTCGCTGCGTTGATGGCACACAGCCGAGCGGGTACACTAGGCAACGCACCAGCGCCGAAGCCGAAGGCTGAGGTCAAGTGGATTGAGTTGTAGGGAGACGAATGGGAATCCTTGATCGCGTCCTCGGACGCCAACAGCCACAAGAGGAACGATTCATCGGCGGCCAGTGGGTCACGCAGGAGGCACAGAGCGGCGCAGCCGGCGTGCTAGTGAACCAAGAGAATGCCACGAGCATTGGCGCGGTCTACGCCGC